CGAGAGATATAATCAAACCCATGGAATCAAATGTAGTCAAGTGAAATGTATCAAACGGATATACATCATGATTGGTGTGATGTTTTTTATGAATCAGTTTATAGACGAAAGGATGCGAATGAACGCCACGGTGATAGACATAATAGAATAATTCAATACAAACAGTATATGTACAAACAGTCATACCCGTCTGAAACCAGGTATGATTTTTTACAGACTCTATTTTATAAATAAGAAAAGAAGTCGTTATAAAAGTTTTTGTTAATATTACCACAACCGTAGTGACTCCATCTTTTAAGCGTGTGGTAATAGTCTCTATTGAGTAGTTTGGGTTAATGAATGGTTGATTGTAGATGTTGCAAATAACATACGCGGTTAAAGTGGAAAAACCAAATACTCCAATATTAATCATAAAAAGTTCATTCCATGGAAACATTATATTATATTATAATCATAGTTTTTATATAACTAATATTCAAAAATATCGACTCAATTCGCGTTGTTTGTATTTCAACTAGACAAACGAGAGAAAAAATTGATTGAAGTGATTTCAAGTAGTCTATTCAACATATTCGCAAACAAACACAATCAAAGTCAACATGTCAGCCAACAAGAACTATTCCAAGACCGCCGTCCAGAGAAAATCCTTCTGCAAGGTCTGCAAGGATGCAGGTAAAGAAGAGTCCGTCTACACAGGACACAACCTTCGTAACGAGTTTAACAAGGTGATGTGCCCCTTGTTACTTAGTCAGTCTTGTTTCAAGTGCACTGCTCTCGGTCATACACCGAAGTACTGCCCCCAAAATAAGATTGACGAGAAGATCCAAAAGAGAAAAGATTACAAAGAGCGTAACGAGGCTGTCTCGAAGAAAAATGGCGCTGTGCGCGTATCGAGATCCGCATCTTATTTCGGAGCTCTCTGCCTCGAGACAAACGAGGAAGTAGTTGCCGTCGTCCCTGAGAAAAAAATCAAGCCGAAGAAAGCCGTCGAATCGAATGTCCCGACATATGCGAGCATTCTTCGGACACCGATTGAAGTGAAGCAGCCTCTGGTCGTGCAACAAGTAGTCGCTCCGAAAGCGATGCCGGCGAAATTCCTGAGATGGGCTGATTACCCGTCATCAGATGATGACGATGATGAAGAGGAGGAGTTTGAGGAGGATTATGATTATTAGAGCGAGTGAGTGTAGACAGACTGATTTCATTTTAAATTTAATTAAAACTATTTTTTTTCACTCATTTCCAAACGAGTTCATTGTGGAAAAATTGACAATCTATTTCAATGCACAGAAATCAACTATATTCTATAAACAACAACATTAAAATGAACATGGATCAGGTATTCAAAGCGCTACCGCTTGTTCTTCAGTGGGAGATTCTCGCTGAATATGTAGGAGGGTATTCTGTTCGCAACAATCGTCTCCGGCGGTTCATGACCGGAAAGTTGCAAATAGAAATAATGAAACAAAATTTCATACTGCATGACAGCTCATCGCGCAATCTGTGGGCAAAAAATATCGTATATTCATCGATACCTTCTATTCTACAACCTCTTGTGGATACCTCGCGACAGGCACGTTTTGCTGATGGTGAATATCCGGAGATATACGAGGCAGTCGCATTGTTTGAGTTTTCGTTACGTGGGAAATTTGTAGTGTTGTTTAAAAAAAAGGATTCCGACGAACTTTCCTACGGATATTACAATAAATGGTCGAATAAGTCGAATAAATGGGAATTTACGACGGTTGACGATTCAATCGTTTTGCCGCCATTCGAGAAACACTCATACCCATCTTATCCCTATACGAATAAGAAACTCGGTAGACCGGTACTTAAAATGAAAGTCTACGACTCAGCGGGAAAACCCGCAATCATGTCTTCGTTGAAATACCGCAAGTACTGTGATTGGAGAAAAGGTCGTCCTTGGTGGTATGATCCTCAGTATGACGACGAGATGAACGATTGAGTAGCTATGGTGTGAATTATATTTGATACATTGATCATTTTTAAAAGTAAACAAATATTTTTTATTTTATCATGTTTTATCCATCATTATAATTCGACATCGCTGATGACCATTTTGTGATCACTCATCCATTTGGCGTTATTCTCTCCGTGTATGAAAGATCGAATGACTTTCATATTTTTCACATAAATCATGTCGATTCTTTGACCTGGTTCTTGTTTATATAACGAACTCGCTGGCCATGTGTATCGTTTTTCATTGTCTTCCAGTTTCTTATTGGCAACCCAAAATGTATCTATGAAACCTTGTTTTTCAAACCATTGTGAAACAGGAACATTTATTTCTAAATCTAGATGAGACGGCTCATTAAAGTCCCCTGCAATAATGGCTCTACTGTATGCTTTTGTTTTGGCCAGTTCTACTTTCACCCGAGGCAACCTCCTTTTCGCGGAAAGTTTCAGGATTTTATCGAGATCATAATGTAATGGAATATGTACGCTGGACTTGTAAACTTTATTATTGATGTGATGCGAAATAGATGGGATATCATCCAAATGTAGTCCTCCGATGTAAAATGGTTCTTTCCGCGAGTTTACCAATTTTACCACGCCATTATCGAGCATGACTAGTTTCTTCGGATTTATAAGGACGCTCGTACCATCTCCTTGATTAATTGTCAAAATTTTCATTCCCAATTCGCCTGCCATTCTCTCGATATTATACAACTCCATCTCTTGAAGAAATAAAACATCTCCTTCCATTTTTAACAGGATTCCGATCCATTTATCCAGAAGGAGATTCTTATTCCCAGGATACTCGGTGCACATATTTAAAGTCAAAATTCTCAATTTATGCTTCATTACAATATGTTTACATTAAAAATGTTGCTTCTTCAAATAAAAGTATATAAATGATTGTGGTTTGAAATGGTAATATGAGTCAGACCCACTACGACGAATCCACTCTCGAATTTGTTAGCAGCAGAGGAATCCTCAAATCTTGCGATTGGTTTTCTCTCAATCCTCGGTCATCCATTCGGCATATGTGTGATTACCCACCTCTTCCAACTTCTCAGACTACTATTCCAGTTATATATGTCTGTAGTAGTAGCATTTCTCATTTCAAGGAAACAGTTCTCTCTGTCTTGAGAAAACCATTTATTCTTGTAGGTGGTGATTGCGATGAAACGATCCCAAACGACATATTTAAAACCGAGGCCGAGTTTGTACATTTCGTCGAAAATCCCTATCTGGTACACTGGTTTAGTCAGAATCTGGTGAGAAAACATCCAAAAATGACAAACCTTCCTATCGGGCTAGATTATCATACGATGGCATCATCGAAGGTATGGGGACCAGTGATATCCCCTTATGACCAAGAAATCCTTTTAAAAACATTAAAAAATACCGCAGACCCTTTCTGGGAAAGGAAAACGAGATGTTATGCGAACTTTCATTTTTTAATGACGACGAAACATGGGTATGACCGTAAAGACGCTTATAACACGATTAATAAGGAACTCGTTTTCTATGAACCGACACATATTCCGAGAGCGGATACATGGAAAGCTCAGTGTGAATTCGCGTTTGTGATATGTCCGCACGGTGGCGGATATGACTGCCATCGTTTGTGGGAAGCACTCATTCTCGGTTGTATTCCGATTGTGAAGAAATCAAATATTGATGAATTATATCAAGATTTGCCGGTATTAATAGTCGATCGATGGGAAGATATTTCGGAAGCCCTGTTGAAAACAACTATCGAAAACTTTCAGAGAAAAAAAGAAACGTTTAAATATGAAAAATTAACACTGAAATATTGGACGGAAAAGATTAGGGCGTTTTATATTTGACATGCTCCAGTTGACATTCTACGATAAATGAAGGACAAATAAAAATTCTCCCCTTGTTTTTCTCTCGAATTTCGAGATTGAAATGCGTATGTTCACATGTTCCGAATTTCCCGGAAATGTCCTGACCCGAATATTTACAACCTTTAATGATTTGCATTCGATAAATACCGAACCCACCGAATGCCGAATCGACCGGGATGAGAGGTTTCGTTTTCGGAATAATCACTTGGTTTTTGTATACATATCGTTCCCTGTCACCTTTCTGCCAACAGTCGTAATCGATTATATCTGGCCATAAATCTCCATGGATTTCCTTCTTCCACAAAGATGTTTCAATTCTCAATGGCCATATATCGTAATACGGACCATTGCAGTTTGCGGTAAGAACATCCCACTTCGAAATATCGTGTTTGAAAATCTGTTCAAAGTCGTCGTTCGTATACAATCCCATGACATCGAAATCTGCCATGATTATGTAATCATAGTCTGAAAATCTAGTATTCACATAATCCAATAGTCTATTCCGACCATGAGCAATCACCATTGTGCGTTGATGTTCTCGAACTCCTTTTTCGCTGAACAAATGAAAATTTGGGTTATCTTTTCCGAATTTATTCAGAATGTTCACAGTGTCGTCTGCGGAATCGTTCTCGTATACAAGTAATTGAAATTCTTTGAAAATATTTTGCATATTATACATTTTTTTTAAAGCTTCTTCGATATATGCCGCGCTGTTTTTTGTGCACCCACATACGACTACTTTATAATCATATCTAGCCATTTTATTTTAGAAAATGATATAGCATTTATATCATTTTTTCGAAATGAGTGTTCTTTTGCAGTACAAAATAATTTTGGGTAACTTAGTTATAAATAATCTGGATTCGCCTTGGTTCGACCAAATCGCCAATTTTCTTCAGAAATCCATTGGCTCCGTTTTTCGTCGATTCCTTTTTCGAAAAATAAGCATCATAGTTTAATCTGTCTTTTCCCTTTCTGGTCGAACCATTCGCGAGGACAGATATCACATCTACAGGAACGTAACAACACGTCCATTTTTTGAAATAATAAGCTCGCGCAAATAAATCATGTTCGCTGTCGTCGAGAAAATAATTAACTTCATCCAGATAATTCAACTCTTTCAACTTTTCTTTATGTAACAATAAAGGACCCCGATTGCAAGTTTCTCCTTCATAATATACGTTAATGTCAATATCAGGCAGATCCGCTAATTTTTGTGTAATGGTTGTTCCTAATTTACCAATGCCTTTCGACCCTTCAAAATCATGACAGCATCTACCAGACACACCGATAACATTTTTATCGAAAAGAAATGGTTTCAATAATTTCATATTATATCCATAGTCCATTATTTCCATGTCCGCCTGAATTTCTAAAATAAACTCGCCACTTGAACAATAAAATCCCAAATTATCTGCACTCGTTTCAAATAAAGGGATTTCGCTTTTTAAGACGATTATATTTGTTATTAATTTATAAACATTGAAATTTATCCTATTTATAAAATCAATGACTTTTGTTTCGGTATTATCTGAACAGGAATCTAATATGATGATCAATTCATAATGTTTTTCGGTAGTGTTATTAAAAATATAGTGTAACGTTTGTTGTATAATTTCTTCTTGATTGTAAACAGGCAGAACGATGGAAAAATATGGGGTTTCTGGTAGTATTTGCTTGTTTTCCACTATTCGAATGTCTGTATTCAAGGATGATGGATCATTCACGAATGATTTCGTTTTATAACGATTATTCACGAATGCTTCTGTCAATACCATTTAATAAATAATATCAATGCCTATATTTAAGTTCTTCCACTTACTTACTCACGTTTTTCCAAAATGGCCACTATTTGCTCCAGTCTTTCTATTCTTCTAATTAATTCTTCGTTGGCTTGACTTAGATTTTGATTTTGCATTTCAATGTTGGAAATATCTAGAGTCCGCTGTGACTGGTATTGTTGTAAACGCTCGTCCATATTTGTAATCACGTCATCGCTTAAAGGTTCTTCAAACATTTTCTTGGCATCTGGTAAATCTGGTTTTTTTACCATATTATTGTATTCCTCTTCCCTCTCTCGAAACTCCCTGACCGATTTGTCCTCTGATGACTCGACAAAGTTGATTGGTTGCACGAATCTATCTAGAATTACACGGATCGTTTTTTTATTGAGTTCTTGCAATTGTTGATAATTCAGTTGTACATGTTCGTTTTCAAAATAAATCATTTCAATTGTTTTCCGGAATAGAATATTTTTCTGAGAGAATTCCATATTATAAAATTGCGAATGCTGTTGCAACATCCGCCATAAAATATCTTGATTCTCTGTAGTAACAAAAACAGACATTTTTTACATTCTATATGAATATTCATTTATATAGATTTGCTCGTGAATTCACAGTTCAGAATCAGACGCGCTGTCTTCATCTTCTATGATTTCGTCCTCTTTTTTCACGTTTTTATCCATGAACCGGAATATTCGTTTTATGTCTAGTGGTTCGATGTCGTCCTTCTCAAACATATTTTCGAGAGACTGATACATATCATTATTTTGTTTGGAATTACTGTACATTATACGCAGTTCTTGGAAAAATGAAAAAACGTCCTTCTTCTCTAAATTCATTTTCTGACAAAGTCCTTGAATAAACAAATAATTATTATATTCCGTAGAGTACTTGGTGAGTACCTTGGTGAAATCAATGTTTTCTTTTGTAAATGCATCTTTGATTTGCTTCCGGTTTTTAATCTTTTCATGAAACAAATTGTTGTTGTAAAACGTTTTAAGGAGAGAAGTCATTTCGTTAAATTGCCAGATTTGACTTTGAAAAGTGATTCTACCTATATAATCTGCAAAACACATATGAGACAGCAAAACGCCGTAAAACGGCAATGCCTCCTCCGGTGGTAATTTACTTAAATAAAGAATCACGTTTTCATGCCACAATAAAGCTACAGTTGTTCGGTCGGTTTCGTTCATAAATACATTATGTTTTTCGAGTGTCACCGGATCCTGGAATAGTTTCCAAGTTATTTTTTTCGCGTCTTCGTTGGACATTTTCACATGAAATATATTTTTAATGTTTTCCATTGTCATGAGTTCGGGATTATTCTTCCATAAATTACATAAAAAGGTCAATTTTCTTAAATCTCCCTGGATATACTGCAACATTTCGTTTTTAAGTTCGGAATCGAATGTATCGTATACTTGTAAGTAATCGCGTAGTACGTATGTTATTTGTGTGTTTGTCGGTGTTTCTAGCTCGAATGTGTGGCATGCTTTCATTAATTCTCTAATTTTTTTATCGTTTTCATGGTTGCCGATGCAGATAATCGGATTCGATGTTGTATTTTCTAATTTTTGTTTTTTCGTCTTTTTTTGTCGTATTAATTTTATGAGCGCGTCGATACCGCCCTTGTCTCCGTTATTCATTCCGTCTATTTCATCCATGACAATCGCTATCCGTTTTATTTTCCGTTTCATCAATTCCAGTACATTACGATTGGAAGTGTGGTTACTATCAATCGTTTGAAAAAGAGATTTATTCCTTACTTCGCCGGCATTGTAACTGATGACATCATAATCGAGAGATTTCAATAGATTATGTACAAAACATGTTTTCCCACATCCTGGAGTTCCGTAGATGTATATACCTCGTTTCAAATTAGGATTGTGTTGATTTTCTTCAAAGTTGCGCAATATGAGCTTGATTTGAGTTTCTATTTGAGTTCTTTTGAACGTTTCATTCAAATAATTATGGTCCATTTATTTTTTCCGTTACTTATGTTATTATTATTCTTATAATAACATTTTTCTTTATTTTAGCTTATCGAACGTAACTCGCTTTATTTCCCGAATGTACTGAAATCTGCAGTCATTGGCATAAAATTGTTACTAGGTCTTTGGGAAAGAGCACCGTAATAAGAATAGGGATCGATACCAGGCACCTGTGGGGCTTGTTGACCAATGGAGTTCTGATAGGAACTCTGATTAGAACCATATCCTCCTCCCGGATATCCGTAACCATAAGACGGGTTTACGCCACCTCCGCCACCATATCCTCCTCCGCCACCATATCCTCCTCCGCCGACGCCATTACCTATTGCGGGATTTGTCTGAGTTGCCAAATTTCCGATGCCAGCCCCAATTGAACCAAGACCACCTCCAATACTCGTCGCAGCACCATATATTCCGCTTGCCGCACCAGAAATACCACTACTGATACCACTTGCTGCGTCATAGACACCAGTTCCAATACCGGTCGCAGCATTTTGTGCGATTCCAACCGTACCTCCCACTATTTCACGTCCAAGTCCTACCGCTCCGCCAGCTGTTTCCTTTGCAAAACCCGCGGCCCCGGTTGCCGCATTTGCAGCTGTATTAATTGTCCCAGATGCTGTATCTCTCAGTAGACTATCTGCACCGCCAGCACCATCTCTAAGTAAACTTGACGCCCCTGATCCTGTGTCTCTGAGTA